ATTGATCCGAAATATAGCGGGATATGGCGGGATATGGCGAAACGAGCGAAGTGAGTTTTGTCATGAATTATTTAATGTGAGTGCGTAACAAAATCAACAAAGGCGCATGATTGCGCCCTAGAATCATCAAATCATCATCCGACCAAGGTGCTAAAAAACGATGACTACTTTAAGAATTCGTTTACATATTCACGGTAGCAGTGATTTTCATCCCAGAAAAACATAGTATCTATAACGATAACTGCCACTTTAGCCCATGTTTTCTCATGAATGTAGTATTCATAACCACAGCGAGCTGAAAACGTGTTTCTATATGACCCCCCTAGAATGGTATTTAACATTACAGACAAAGAAGCCAGCACATGAATTATGTATCGTCGCATATGATATACCTTCGGCTATACCACTCCAGAGAGGCTTGGCCTTCCGCACGTTGGGAAGTCTTGTTGTTTTACATACTCGATAAGTAACTTCCTATCGCCCAGCAACTTAAAATAGTCATCTTCCATATAGGTCCTAGTTCTAAGTTCTGAATATAACTCATCTATCGCCATATCCGCTTGATACTCGGCAATTGCTGCGTTGACATTGGCAAGTTCCGTTTGCTGCCAGTGGCGCTCTTCTGTCTCGTTGATAATCGTAATTTTCTCAAACACACCATCAACATAACGATAGAATCCTAAATAATCTCTAATATCATCGGGTAATTCATCGGCATTAACTGAGTACTTATGAGTGATGTTGCTATGGCTTATATTACCAATAGCAATAACAACGCCCATCTCGTTGGTATTTACAGTCACAGTGCTCATCATTCGCTCTCCCATACCGCATCAATTTTTACCTCAAATTTCGAGACGACATTTGAATTAGGCCCATAATTACCTGTCATAAAACTTAATCGTTTCGGTGTTCCTCCATCCGCTAGAGTGATTGGGACGATAAAGTTGTTGCACACGCCGAGGGGGGTAGTGAAGTTTGGCACCGAAAAATAAATATTGGTATATGCGCTTGGAAATACCGACCCTCCACTTTCGCTATCATGAGAATAGATAGTGATATACAAGTTGATCGGCTCACTCGTTATCACTCTGGTTTGGAGATTAATGAACTTCACTTTTGATGCGGAAGCTGGCATGACCCACTCTGGTCTTGGGTCTTGCCCAATCGGCAAAAGAGACATCGTCAGGTCATTAGGGTGCAAGCGAGTCCTTTTTAGGGTTAATGGTGGCAATTTATCTGGGCCATAAACTGACCCTAAGCCTTCTTTGAGTGCTTTTTCTGTGACTGCCTTTGATTCACTCTGACCTTGGTAGGAGTTCGACAATTGCACAACACCAGAGCGCAAGGTGGTTGCGGTTCTGCGCAGCAGCTTCTTGATGGTCAGAAATGCCGAGTCATCGGTTCCAACGTCAACCTGAACATTAGTGGCGATACGTGCAATCCCTGACTCTAACTCAGTAGCATGAGGAATGATTGGCGTGATGTTGATGGTCACCGCTGAGGCTTGGTACAAATCCATTGAGCACTCAATTTCGACTTGAACGTATTGATTATCAACAGAAGGAATGAGCGTCGGTGGGTATGAACTATAAACAATAAGATTGCCATCAGAATCATGCAGCCCAAACTCATGGATAAAATGCCCAGCAAAGCGTGACGAGTCGACATAGACAATCGCATTGAACCAGTGTTTTTGCGAGTTGCCTTCGTTAATGTCTTGTCGACCAAACTCATTCACTAACTGCGTCACCTCTGGTGTTGGTGTGACACTTGACCCATTCGCATCGCCTAAAGACATTTGGTTAATCAATAACTTTTGCCCACTGTGGTAGGCTGCCTCTAGCAGTTCTTTACCTTTATTGGTAAGCACCGCTGTGTGTTTTTGTGCAGATCCTAAACTCATATTTCATTACTCTTATTTCGGATAGTCATGCGATGTCGACTCTTTAGGGTGACTGCTGAATATAGTCCGCCAATTAACGTTGGATTGGTTGGGAAGTTTTTAGAGGTAATTCGGTTACGCCCTTTTGAAACCGCAGCACTAAATATCCCACCTATTGACGGCTTATTTTTTATCGTCATTTTCCAATGTTGAGAGCCTTGTTTATTACTCTCAACAAGCGTGACGACATTTTCATAGTCTTTTTGAGTCAGCCCACCTTTCTCTTGAATAACCTCGACTAAAAAAGTGCCTTTAGCCCCTAGTGGACTCATCTGATGCCAAACGGTCAGCGTTGGTTGAAGCCTGTTAAATCCAGCGCTCGCTCTACAGCCCAGACCGTGCCTTTGTATCGATACAGCACTAAGCCTTCTTTGACGACTTCGCGCTTTCTCTCGACCGTCCAAGTGTCATCCCAGGTGTCGACACGAAACCACCAAGAAAGCCAGGGCAAGTAAGACTCGTGGACGTTATCAATATCAAGGACCTGAAGACCATGAATGGCTAAGCGAAGCTCGTTCATCTCTTGTGTCGTCAGGAGACTTAGCGCTCGAAGCCGAATGTCTTGCTTTAAGATTTTGGGAAGCATCATTTCGTCTCGTTTATCCAGTGGCTATAGGATATTCAAACCTGACCACATAATTTCCGTTCGGCAGATGGACGCTATATATAAAGACACAATACAGACTCCAAATTACTCACAACGAGACAAACTATGAGCACTGATAATCAAACTAAAAACACCGTTGAAACCGAATCAGAAGTTCGAACCTTCACTTTGGAAGATATTGCCCGAGCAATGATGGAGTTTGATATCTGCATGTTGAACACTCCGGTTCAATTTGGTGGGATGGAACTCAACTGTGCGAAACGGGTTCGTAAAGCACTGGTGAAGGATCGAATTGAAGCGGTACGCTTTACCAAAGAGCAATACGGTTTTGAATCCAACGATGCCATCACTGCGCATATCGCCTCAAGCATTTTAGTGTTTGGTGAACGCATTGAAGAGAAGCGAGATGAGCATGGCAAGCTCACGAACTTGGGGATGAAGGGCGAAGTGGTGATTCCTGTCGACATGTTGATTAATCTGCCCTATGAAGAGCACATCAACTTGGCCCATTTGATGGGAAAGAGCTAAATCTCGCTCGAATTAAATCGACAATCTTTGATCAATCTTTTCACCTGCTGACGCATAAGAAAATCGGTATTGCTTCTGTTGGAGAGCTAATGAATGCCGACTGGGCGCAGTACAACTATCTCATCGAGGTCTTTAACCATGGCAACAAACAATAGCAACGGTTACGCATTAGAGCTCATTGTCGGGGTTAAAGATGCCTTTACGCAACAGTCAAAGAAGATTGAAAAAGAGTCGAATAAGCTGGAGCGAGAGTTTAAGCAGCTGCAAAAGACAACCGCTGATGTTGACGCATTTAAGAAAGCGGAGTCCGCCATTGAGCAATTAACGGAAGCAGAAAAACGTTACACCAAAATTTTAGGCCAGAAAAAAGGAGAGTTACCAAAGCTAAAGGCTGAGCTTGCTAAAGCAACGCAACAATCACGCACCTTGGCCAGTGAAGAATCCAAGCTCCAAGTTGTCATCAACAAGCTTCGAACAGATATGGCTGGCTTAAGTGAAGCTGGAAACTCGAATACAAAAGCCTTTAAGAAGAAAGCAGGCGCTGTCGTTGAGGCCGAACGAAGATTGCAAGGATATCAAGCTAAACTCAAACAAGCGACTCAAAATGAAAATCGTATCCACACTGCTATTTCATCAACAGAAAAGGAACTTGGTGATTTAAGTAAGGCTCACCAGAAGAACACCAATGAAATTAAAGCGCATGAGCGCTTAGTTTCTCGTTTGGGCACTTCACTAAAAGATGCGGGCTTAGACGTTAAAGACATCATCCAGGAAGAGAAGCGCCTTCAAGATCAGTTAAACAAAACCAACAGAGAAATTTCAGAGCAAGGGCGCGGGTTTAGCAAATTACAACACTTTGAGAAGCTTGGAGTGGTTGCTGGCGGCGCAGTGGCTTCTGCTGGACTTGCTTGGGCAGGTAACGATAAGGCGAGAAATGAGCGTCTATTAGCGGTTAGAGCTAACTATTCACTTGAAGAAGTGCAGTCTGCGCAGCAGCGTCAATTCAGGAATGACTTAATTCGGTTGCATGGCGCTGACACAGATACCATTTTCGCCACTCAAGCCATGGCTAAGCAGCAGAGCCTGACTGAAGATGAAACCCAAAAGCTAACAAAAGCAGCGATTCAGCTACAGCAAATCTTCCCTGATTACTCTTCTCAAGAATCGGTTCGGGCATTAGCGAATATAGCTAAAGCTTTTGATGTGACAATTGAAGAAGCCAGCAACAAAGTCTATGCCATCAGCAAACTTGTCGGTGATGGCAATGGTGACGTTCTGGATACCTTCGCTGAGTATTCTCCTTTGCTTGGAGACAAAATCTCATTTGAACAATTTGCAGCTTCAATCGTAAAGGCTCGTGAAGCTGGCGTATGGAATACCGACAAAGTGGGTGATTCATTCAAGGAGGCTTATACCGCGCGCTTCACCGACGAAGGTGAATTTGCCAAGCTTGTAGGTCAAGGTGATAAAGCGGGTGCCATTGACTCGATTAAAAATACCGAGTTAAGAGACCAACTAAAAGAGGCGGCTTATCGCATTCGTACAGATGTATCGAACAACGTCGCGCCAACGAATAGCTTTGCGGCAATGATGGTTTTACTTGAGAAGGCCAAGGAAACCGATGCTGGAGCCATCAAACCCATTTTAGAGGGAATGGGAGGAGCTCTTTTATCTGAAGACCTTGGACCTAAAGTTCTAAAGGGAATTACAGAAGCATTACAAGATCCAGAAAATGTATTCAAGGGTGTTCAGACTTTAGAAGAAGCAAGTTTGAGCATTAATACTGGTGTAGACAAATCAATAAATGCATTCAACTCAGTCACAGATACTCTCTCTAACCGTATGGGGGATATTGTTGGTGATTTATTGGGCTTTGGTGATGCAGTATCAAGTGTTACCGGAACGTTGAATAGCGGAATGAACAACAATGCTGGATTGGGTTACGCTGGCTTAGCTGGAGCGGTGGGTGGTACAGCGTTCGGCGGCTTAATGTTAAGCCGATTAGGCAAAAAAGCCGTCGGTAAGATTCTAGGCTCTGCAATGGGCTCTCAAGGCGGTTTCAAACCTGCCAGTCTTCTTGGTGGTCTATTTACCAAATCTGCTGCTGAGCCGGTGGCGAAGGTCGCTAAAGGGCCGAGCTTTTGGTCGAGTGCGGGGAAAAAGGTAATGGATGGCGGTAAAGGGGTTCTCAAAAAGCTGCCTGTGGTGGGTCGAGCTCTAAGCGCGACCTCAACGGGATTATTTACAAAGTCAGCCACTAAACCAGTAGACAAGGTTGCTAAAGGGGCAAGCTCGTGGTCGTCTGTTGGGGATAAAGTAATAGGTGGGGGCAAAGGCGTTCTCAAGAAGCTCCCCGCCATGGGTACGGCTTTGAATGCGGCCTCTATTGGCATGAGCGCCATTGAGGGAGATATGGAGGGAGTTTGGCGTGGTATTGGAGCCACGGCTGGAACCACACTGGGTGGTCTCGCGGGAAGTTTGTTTGGTGGCTTTGGTGCCGTCCCTGGTGCAATTGCTGGCTCTGTGGCGGGTGATGAGATTGCAGGTTGGTTATACGATGTTTTTAATGGTCAGGATGATCCTGTTAACCAACAGGCTGTTGCCCAAGTAGAGCAAACGGTTCAATCTGCGACAACGCAACCTAGAGACGCCATCAGTCAGCCACCTGCCACTATCGAAGTGAATTTTGCGCCTGTCATTCAACTGGAAGCAGTGAGCTCTGAGGCAGATGTAATGGCACAAACTTTAGTGGCAGCCCTGCGTGATATGACGCCTCAGCTTAAACAAACCCTTCACGATGTGATGGATGATTTATGGAAGGATATGGATCACCTTGACCTCGGTTAAAAATAAATTATACTGTTTATTTATACAGTATAATTAAAGGGGGTGTGTTATGCGTGTTGAAATGATCGTTAAAGCGGAGGGTTTACCAAAAGGCAAGTTCTCGTTGATTGAGCCAGAGATCCAAAGACGTTTGTCTGTACTTGATCCTGATGTTCGAGTTCGTATCCGTAAGGGTGAAAATAATCATCTTGAGATTATGGATAAGAGTAAAGATAACAAGGAAAAAGCTCACGAGATTCTGGAAGAGATGTTCAACGAAGCAGACGAATGGCTGTATAACTAGAAATAACAAAGGCGCAATTATGCGCCTTTTCTTTTTGGTTACGGACTAACATTAACTATTTTTGATAGATTCCAGCGTTTGTTCAAACGTTTCCTCTTCCATTTCAATACCAATAAAACGTCGATTCAAACTCAAGCAAGCCTTGCCCGTTGAACCACTTCCCATAAATGCATCAAGCACCACATCATTCTCACGACTGCTGGCAGTAATGATATGTTTCAATAAGTCGTGTGGTTTCTCACAAGGATGCTTACCAGGATAATATTGCACTGGAGCAAATTGCCATACATCGGTATAAGGCACCTCACTGGTGACTGAGAACGGACGGCGCAGATGTTCGTATTGCGCTTTAAGATCATCGTATTCCAACACCAAACTTTGGTAGTGACATTTTAAAGTATCGTACTCTTCAACCAATTCACCGTGCGCCTTGGCCAGTTGTCCCTTCTTACTCTCAAAGAGTTGCTGAAGTTTTTTGTATTGCTTCTGGTTTGGTAGCTTCCACTGGCTTTCACTAAACCAATGAGAGCACATTTTTGTGCCGGTGGCTTCGTTAATTTCTTTTGCAGTCACCCCGAGCTGCTTACGGGCATTGATAAAATAATCCATCAATGGTTTAAACACTTGCTTTTTGAGCTCGCTACACTGCGTGGAATAACCAGAGCAACCTTTGGCGTAACCTTCAGCGTTATAGTGACCAGCAAACAAAATACGCTCAGTGGCCGGAAAGAACATTCGCAAATCTGGTTTGTGCATTCTACGCCATGGGCCTGATGGTTTGGCCCAAATGATGTGATTAAACACTTCAAAGCGGTTTCTGATGAGGATTTCAGTATCACTGGCTAGCTTTGAGCCACAAAATAGATAAAGACTGCCTGACGGTTTGAGCACTCGCCAGAGCTCGAGGAGCACTTCATCAAGCCAAGCTAAAAATGAAGCCACATCTGGCCATTGGTTATCCCAAGCATTACGTTTTACTTGGAAGTATGGTGGGTCGGTGACAATCAGATCAACGCTATTGTCATCAAGCGTTTTAAGGTAGGTTAAACAATCGGCATGAATGAGGGTCATGCGACCATCGTGTAGTGTGTGTTGGTGCATTCTTATCTCCTGTTAGCAAGAGCCTTGAACACAAATAGCGAATGAAGCCACCAGCTCTACAAAGTAAAGCTGGCGGCGTTTTGCTGCTTCCTCTCCAGTTCCTTGATTAAAAGGTGCTGGGTCTCAGGTACTCAAGGCATCAAAACACACACCCACTTTATCACGCATAACTGTTCATTTATACAGTTAGTTATTTTGAATAAGCCTAGTTAAATCAGGGTATGGCAATTGTGAGAGCTGCTCAATAACGAAGGCAACATGATAAGCCGAGTGCTCAGGTATCATTTGAGAGATAGAGTCAGGATTTACGTTGCCTTGTCGAGACTGTTCAATAATCAAACTCACCAGTGCTTTATGTTCAGGTTTAATGGTTAACATGCTGAAATTCCACGCAAATATAAAGACGTCACGACACTATTATGGTGTGTTTAACATAGCCAGTGGTTTTTGTCGTTAAGGTGAAATGGAGCTTGATGAGTGTTTATCTAGGGTAGATTTCACAACTCCAATTAATTTATAGATGGTCGCGTCACCGTACGCACTGGTGAAAGCGACCGCCCTCAATGAGTCATCCAACTCAAGCACAAACTGTAAGCTAGGTAAAAAGTCGCCTTCCTTGAGTTCATCAAAAGCCAACAACACTTCATCTGGTGAAGTGAGTAGCTTGTCCTGAATCATCTCACGGAATGGCTCAAGCTCAGGCGATTGTGAGAGTGTTTTATTTAACGTTGCTGCAGATAATCCTTGCTTGGCAACAGCTTTTGCCTGTTCCTTCAATACATGTTCACTCTGTGCTCGTGAGTAATTCAAGATACTTTGCGTCAATCCATATTCTTGTGCTCGATCCATCATCGACGCGGGCAGCGTTTTCATTGATACCAATGGCGAGCTGGTAAACTGATGTTCCTTTCCGGTGATGGGGCCATTATCTAATGCCTTTCCACTGACGCCAACAGAGGATTGTCGCATCGATGCAGGGAGTGCTTCATATTGCTTGCGTGAAAGTACAGAGACAGTGGCTCGGCATTTATGGTGGTTCGGTGGATAAAAGCTTTCCCAAAACGGATCGTCTTTGGGTTTGATCACGCCATCGAGCTTTCGGCACAGCTCTGTCGTGCCTTTATCCAAGACGGAGGAATAGACCAGAAACTCAACCAAATCATTATTCGCAATTTGAGTCCATCGGCCTGCGTTGTACGCGGTCATCATGTTGTTGCGATAATGCAGCTCCAACCAATAAGGGTTGGCTTCCGATATGCCTTCTTGCTCAAGAAGCTGGCGGATATTACCTAAAGTTTCAGAGCGAGACGCCCCACTTTCTAATGCGTCCTCATAACGCTTCTTAACGCGATTGACGGCATCAATACTGGAGACGTTCGCGACAGTGAATGCGCGCAGCTTCATCGCCGCTTCCATTTGACGATACGCTTTGGTATCGGTCGGTATCATTGTTTTGAGGGAGTCTATCGCCTCCTGGAAAGGCACCTCATCCACAGCAAGATAAATAGGGGCATAGGTTAACTCTACGGGCTTATCTTGCGCATCATTAATCGCATTGTGAATATGAGCCTGACCGAGTAGCCAACTGACCATCATCGATGCGGCGTAGATATTGGTGTAGTGAGTGGTGGCCTGGGTAATATCGATGTCGTCAGGGTTTGAATGCGCTTTGAACGCCGCTTCCAGTTCGCTTGAAAGGCTTTTGACGGTTAATGAAAGCGCCTCATCCTCGAGGCGCTGTAATTTGGTGAGGTTATCAGTCTCTTTTTTATCAAGACTTTTTAAAGCAGACATAAATGCTTTCCTGGTGCATCGGAAAGATACGTGGACTCACTATTGGAAGACGGGCTGTCGACAATGTTGTTCACCAACTCTTTATAAGCGTCCTCATCGACTCGGATTTTGAGACTGCCTTCGCGACCATTAGCTAAGAATATCCATTTAAGCAGTGTGTCGTTAAGCGTCTTATACACCATACGAGCATCACGTTTGGAGACGCGCATGCCCGCTCTTTCATGAACTTCACCCAATGACCGCGAGCCGTATTTTTGATTACCGTTCATCAACGTTTGCCCCGTAATGCGCTTGGAGATTTTGTTATCGATGTATTCAATAGTGCGCAGTAGCTCATCCACTTTACCGTTCGCATCCAGCGTGACGATTTCCTTCACTCCAGACAAGGCAACCGCATCGCCATTGGCAACGGGTGCCAGCGCATCGGCAATGACTTGGATATCGCCATCACCATTGGCGTTCTCAGCTAAAGCAATGGCTGTGGGAATGGCGTACTTCTCGCCCAAGCGTTCGATGTTCGCCCAGCTTATCCATTTACTTTGCCAAATTGGCCAAACGGATTCTAAGATGGTTTCACCATAGGGACGCTCAGTGGTGGCGTTGCGTAAAACGGGAATGACCTTACCTGTCACAGGCGTTTTGGCAGTGTAGTCCACCGCGCTGTAAACCAAAGTGCCATCTTTTAATAAACGAAAGTCTTCAGGGCGCTTTTGCTCAGAATTGGTCACGACAAGCTCTGAGCCGTCTTTATCCCAAATCAGCTCCACCGGCATAAAGCCAAACTCTGTGGCGCTTAACATCTGCTCCATCAGATTCTCTAAATCAAAGTCCGCCATCACATCATTATAAAAGGCAATGTCATTGGCAGAGCCTTCAATCACGTAAGGTACGGTCATGGCTGTGGCATGACGCATCTCAATGCTTGAGGCGACCTCTTCATCCAGCAGCATGGCGCGAATGGCACCAAAATAGTAGTTACTACTCTGGTAACGCGCGTTACCAAGCTCTGCAGGCAATGGATAATGGTTAACGATAACGTCGGTGGGAAGCCGAGCGATAAGGGACGACAATGTGAGATTCTTTATCACGGGCAATCGCAGCTCCTGTGTATTGTGCGCCACTTTCTGCAGCATTATTAAGACCAAGCAAGGCATGAATTAATGAGAGCGCTTCTACTTTGCGATCGTCAAAATCAAACTCACTGATTTCACCTAGCTCGAAGATGGCCATTTGTGTCATCGCTTCCGTTAGGACTTCTTTGTCATCCTCACTAAAGGGGCGAGAGAGCGCATTTTTTTGACCAAGGTAGGCGTAGCACCAGCGGGCTGCCGATTGACAAGCAGTCTGACCACTGTTTTCATCGTTATACGTTAAGGAGTGGTAGATTTGCTCATCCAGGGAGCTGGATACTCCCTGGATGGTGACCATCGCTCTTAACTCAGTAAGGGTAATAGCCATCATTATTCCTTATTTGAGTGCGTCATCCGCCCAGCAGATGGCATCAACGACCACCGCAGGCAAAGGTTTCGACATGGTATACACATCCGCACCACTTGGGTCGTCCACTTTTTTCACCTTTGAAAAGAACGGCAACGCCTGAAGGCCCGCATCCAAATCATCCAGCGCGGCATAATACGGCGTATGACCCGCATCAAGGTCAATCATCACCATTTTGTCGTCATCCACGGTTTTGACTCGCGTTTTCGTGCCGCCCACCATGGTTTCGTAAGAGCCATTTTCAAGATTGATAAGATAGCCACCCACATTGACTTGCCCCTTGCTGACTTTCACATCCAGCACGTTGGATTTGTTTTGTCCTGCTAAAGTGATAATGCGAGCAAACAGCGTCTTGCCACACAAAACCTCCAAGTTTGCACCATAGCCTTTGGCTTGAATGGCTTCGTCCATTTCCTGCAGGGCGGTATACACCTGTTCGATGGTGGCATCAGCAGCTTTGAGTGATTCGGAAAACTTGTAGCGAAGGGTATTACCATAGTCCACTTCAAACAGCTCGGTGGCACCATCAGCGGTCTTCATTGGATAAGCAATCATACCCGTCAGTGATTGAGCGCATAGCGCTTCGGTGGAGACCTCAATCTTACGCATCACACCAAATTGAAGCATTTCAAAGAATTTTGGAATGTTCTTTAAACCTAATGCCTTAAGGTTGTTCAGCTCCGCCGCTGACACATGCGATACCGTCGAAAAACCCTGTGGCTCGATAGATTGAGTTTCTAGGTCATTGCCACCTAGCTGGTACGCTTTAGTGCCGCGACGCACCACTGGAATGTTCGATAACGTTTCTTTGAGTACGTTCCAAGGAATGCGCACACTTGGGTAAAACACCGCATCACCAAATACCTTCTTGCGAATGCGCATTGGCACGGGTTTGCGTTTTTTGTAATTATTCAGCAGCTCATTCCACTCTTGAGGGGCGAGCAAACCGCGTAGTATATCAATAATGTCCATACTTCTTTCTCTTTATAACAGCCGCCTACTGAGCGGCTGTGTGCATTAATGGGTGTGGTTATTTTTCTGAGCCAGACTCAGGCGTATCGATATTGGGTTGTGATTCGTCGCTAGGAGATGACTCGGTGTCGTCTTGCTGAACATCTTCAATCACTAAATCCACACTGTCTTCGACCCGTGGGTATTCCCCTTTTTTGGTGAGCGCGACATGAATGGTGACTTCACCGTGACCAACAGGGGTGATAAGTCCGGTCTTTTCATCAACGGTCGCCACCGCTTCATCACTTGAGGTGTATTTCACTGTTTGCTGGTAAGGGTTGCTTAAAACCAGATCCAAACCGCCACTTTGAACATCACCACCGAGCTCTAAGAACGCCACAGGTGCATCATCCGCCTTACGAAAACCGACGAACTCAAGCGTTGATTGTCCCTCTGAGTCTTCGGGTGTTGAGGCGACCTGCGCGGCAGGTTGACCAAGTTGATGGTAGGCATCACCTTCACGCTTTAGGATAATAAGCTTGGCAATGGCCTGCTCAATCAAATCATTGCGACGTGAATGGTGCAGCAGCGTTCGAGGGTGCGCCCCCATTTGAACAAAGGCATTGGACGCAGCGCGCAGCGCTTTGGCAAACACGCCGTCTTGTTTCGCTTTATTCTGCTCTAATGGACTCATAACCAAGCTCCTTCTGAAAAGAGGTGAGATAACGATAGAGTGAATTCGTTAGAGGCCGAAATTGCACTGTCATCGGCTAACACAACGCGGTCACGAATGTACGTACCCACACGCAACGTCGACACCGAGTTGTCACCGTCAAACTGTTTTGCTGTAGCAATTCCGAGTGCGACTTGCGTCACCGTGATATTGCCAGCCCCATCATCTTGCGCACTCACCAGTGGTGAGCCATCCCAGCGGCCAGTGATGACGCCATCTTCAATAACGACAACATGCCCAGGCTTTAAGTCGCTAACACCATTGACCATGACTTGTTGAATGATGTTGCCCCCGCTATGACTCCCCACAATGGCGGGAGCCCCCTTAATGGTGGTTTTTGTGCCAAATTCCATTACCAACCCTCCGGATTGAAGTTGTCTTTCTTAGCATTGCCATCATCGGCAAGCTCTAAATGTTGGGTTAACTGGTCCCATGCCGATGGTTGTACCGGCGTAGCTTTCTTTTCTGGCATCGCCGCAATCATGCCTTTCAGTTGGCTATAACGATTGCCATCACCTGACGCGCAAAGCTCAATCGCCGATGCCCCTTCAATCATCGCTTTGACACTGGTGCGTAGCTCATCACTCATCTCTCGAGAGTTGGCCAGCTCGGTTAACGTCTCTTTGCGGTCACCCGCTAAGGTTTCTTGCATCGCCGTGACGGCCACGTTAGATTTGTCATCACCTTTCGTCGCTTTACCGTCTTTATTTGGCTTACCGCCTTCATTAGCTGGTGCAGGCGTATTGGGTTTAATGCCCATCGTCTCGAGCTGCTCTTTGACGGCATCACCCAGCAACGCTTTTAGTTCGTCTTTTTTCATTGTTATTCCTGTTTCATTGTCATCAGAGCCAGACTGAGTGCCGACCTCTGCACTGAGATAGATAGCGCCATCGCAAAAATCGCTATCGTTTAGGTTCACCACATCACGGGTCTTGGTTTCAGCCGCCGGAGGGAGCTGTCCCAAAAACGCGGTGTGATGCATGTACCATTCACCGTCCTTGTCCGGCACCGGATGGATACCCGCACTGAAACCTTCAAACTTGCCGGAGTCTTCCAGCGCCTCCATTTCAGGGGTGTAAATGATTTCCCCAACCAATACGGTCTTTCCGGTTTTATCACCACTGCCTGCCTCGGTTCGAAGGTTGGACACTCGTCCCAACGCGGCAATCTGATCGCTGCCTTTGGTTGGATGACCTGGGGTCACTGGTGGGCGAGCGTCCGGTTTGTAGTGGCGAACCACCGACTCGAGCTGTGCTTTAGTGACAGGCTGACCATTCTTTTGAATGCCATCAGCTACAATTTCCAATTTACGAATTCGCATCATTGCTCCTTACAACGTCACCGTGATACCAAATTGCCCAGGCGAATCCGGTGGGTATTTTGCGCCCGTTTGCATGTCGAGCATAAACACACGACCGGAGGTATTGCTGATCTCAATAAAGTGCACAGCAATGTTGGCGGTGTACGGTGAGCCTTCATCGTTGTATCCAGGTACAGGTGGGTTTTTTACAAAACCATGAATTCGGGTAATACCAGCGTCAATGATTTTGGTGCCTGTTTTGGAATCGAGCATGCGCACCTGTCCTGTCAGGCGCAATTTAATCCACCCATCATTGTTGGTGAGCTGAGCGACATCACCCAGTGCGACGGATTGAAATTCAACCGTTGCGGTTGGTGCATCGTATTTTCCTGTCGGCACTTCCACATCACCCAGACCGCCCAAGCCGCCCACCGTTGCCATCTTGCGTTGCAAATCCGCAGTCGCACTTTTCACACGTCCAACGTACTGAGTCTCATTGATAAACGCCATTTGGTCGCGCCAGACCACACTTTTTTCTGCCATGACTTACCTCACGCAATCAGTTTGTTAAAGGCACTTTCTAAACCCTTAACGTAAATTTCAGCCTCAAACTCCACACTTTGCATCGGCACAGGTGGTGTCATACGGTAGCGATACTTAATTTTGCCGAGCATTAGATTGGTGAGCGGGTTATCACCGGCATCAATCGATACGCTGCTGTATACCAACGCAGTGCCTTCTTTCGAACGTAGATAGTCGTTCACCGTATCTTTCACGCGGCCACAGGTCGTGTTGGCAATATCGGTGGGACTGGTGAACATCGGAAAGTCCAGGAACTGACGCGTTACATCTTCAATGCTCTCTTCGATGATGTCCGCAGTGCGACGTACCGATAAAAACGATAGGTAATCACTTTTGGCTGGGAATGCGGTCGAGTAGTTACCAAAGTTTTTCCAACCGCCGTGGTTCATCAGCGTGGTGATGCCATTGACATTGAGGTAGTTCACATCACACGCTGGGTCGCTTGGGATGTAATCGAGCTCAATGGATGGGCCAATGACATCCGCCATGACGTAGTTCGATGGTGAGCACCAGTACCCCGTCTCCGGCACCATGTTCTGCTCGGTTTGGTCACGGTCTACCTGAGCAATCAATCCACACAGACTTGGGGCATACCAATCGACCACGGTTGCCCCATCTTCATCTAAGATTTTTGGACGAGGCCAGCCGACATACGCACGTTGTGAAGTGTACTTTTGCTTCCATGCATAGGCATCGGTAGGGGTTGAAATATGCTCGGGCATATCACCGACCCAAATGCCGCGAATGGTACTGATAGCGGCAACCGCAAGACCCATCGCGCCATCCTTGTGTAAGATGCCAGGCGCCATGTTGATTTTGGATGAGAAGCCATAAGTCTGTTTCGCTTTGCGAAGCAGCGGCAGCGCTTCCATAAACTTTGCTAACAGCGCATCAGTGACGCGAGCTACGGTGAGTACATAAGTCAGCTCTACGCCCGCCACGTCACCCACATTGATGGTGACATCATTATCGTCGGTGTAGCTGACGTTACTCTTTGGTGCGAGGGTGACGGTGACCACCGTTTGACCTTCAGACAGCGGCGTAATCGTGCCGTCACGACTGTCCACCAACGCAATGGCTTTATCGTGGATCGACCACACTGCCGTTTGCTGATACGGGTTGTTCAATGCGTTGGGTTGAGAGTTTGCGCCCAAATAAGCCGTCGCCACTGAATCACCCAGCGTTGCTGGACTCATCACCTTGCCTGCATTTGGGTTGGTTTGAGCCACCGTCACGCCGTAGACATGCGCTTCGTCTACATTATTTTCACCATCGTTAAACGTCACCAAAGCGGTAATGTTAGCCACTCCCGCTTTGACTGGCGTTACTACGCCTGTGCTGGCATCCACACTGGCAATAGCGTCATTATCGCTACTATAGGCAATATCGTAATTGTGAGGGTTAGTTATCGTGACAGGCGAGCTTGCACCATCATCGATATACAATGAAACGCTCGATGTGCTCATGGTCACGCCAGAGGTGACTGGCGCTTTCACTTCAGGAAAATCACTGTCTTTTCCAAGAGGGATCGAGATAATCGAGTTGCTGGGTACGTAGTTGTGCACTCGACGGATCGCGTTAGCAAGCGTTCCTTCACCAAAGATTTTCTTGGCATCATCATAATTGGTGGTGTGGTAGAGCGTTAAGGCTCTGCCAATTCAGAGGTGCCGAACACACCAATCACACTGGACGACACTTCGATGACCGAAATGGGGCCAGTGAGCGATTCGATGGTTCGGATGCCGTGAAGTAATTCGGCCATGGATACTGTCTCCTGTTAATCAGTGGAGTCAGTATCTGAGATTTCTATGAGGATAATTTCCGTTCGGAAGTCGCGGCGTTGGTGAAATCGAATACTTCACTTTGACCTGTAGCGAGGATTTGACAAGAAAGCTTAATGCCAATGATGCCCTGTGGCAAATCGGTTTGGGTCACGATAATACTCTCCAGCCTGACGCGAGGCTCGTACTTTGCCACCGATTCAGCAATCGAGACTTTCAAACCTTGCACTTCCCATTGAGGTTTATCAATGTACTCTAACGCATCCCCTGCATAATCCGGCATGTAAATCCGTTCGCCTTTTCCTGTGTACACAATCATAAAAAGCGACTGCTTAATATCGGACACCAAGTCGGTGTTTCGTCCTTTACCTGCAAATTTGAGTGAGTAAGTCATACATACCCCGTTTGAATTCGTTTGAAATCCGGTTTGAATGAGTTTGAATAAAATTATTTGAACCTTCATGCCAGATTTATTTTAAACGCTCTTAGAATCGCTCTGAGCGCGTCTTGTGATTTATTGGTTTGCGGTGGAGGTGGGTCTACCCTCGGCGTCATTGTGCTTATGACTGATAACCGCCACCGTTACACCATTAATGGTGACGCTGCCTTCCATGGTTGCGCCGCTGCTCATCACTGCGGCACCACCCGTTGTACTGCCATATCCCGCCGCTCCGACAAGTCCAGTAAATGTAGCTGTCATATCACCAGTCAGCGCTTTGGTAATATGTGTTTCACCATTGAGTAAAATGGTCGGCGCATTGACGGTGTATTTGGGGCTGTTGATGGTCACACCAGATTCGTTAACGCTGATAGCAGGTTCGCTACCTTTGATTTTTAATACGCCTGTTGCGCTGCTTTGGTCATACTCCAGCAATGTGCCGTCTTTAAACTGAACGCCAAACTTATCCACGTTCGCGATATAGGGCTTGGCTGACTTATTTGCCATAGAGCCAAGCACAAAGCCAGACATCATCGAGCCACTGGGAATGAACAAACACAGTACCTGCTCACCGATTTCAAGGTTACACGAGATGCTGACACTTTTGCTTCGCATCCCCAGAACTGGAAGCCAGTCTGATTCAGGATATCGCAGTCCAGGGAACGTCACCTTCACGCGCCGTAGCTGCGCGTCCACTTTACTGACCTCCCCAATGCACACCAGTTTACGCAGCATTGAGAGCACATCGATAAGCTTGGCTTTTATCTCTGCCAGTTTATTGAACATACTTTCTCCTAACGTAACATCCGGCGTAATGCACCGCCGCCAAATCGTGACAGCGCTTGCGCTGCTGTGCGAATAGGTTTTGGCGCTTTCGGCACTGCGCCACCGACAAAACCAGACTCAAAACCACTGATGGCCATCTCCACCGCATCGGGACCATCATCATGGCCACGAGGAAACTCTAAGAACATCTGACGAAGCAACGTCTGCGTTTCCAAGAACTGAATCAGCCCATTCTCCACTTGCGAAGACAGTGACTTGATCCGCACTTGCTTATTGCCCCCTTTAAACTCTCGAACCGGAAGGCGCACACCTTTCTTCTTGGCATAACGCATCACTTCTTTTTTGTAGATCTTTTGGAAGGCAACGGTCTCAAACATCACAAAGGAGGGTTTGTGTTGCCGGTACACATCGACAATGCGCTGAGCAAACTTTAGATCCGACTCTTTCCAGCCTTTCGCAAACAGCACATGATCGACCATGGTGATCTTGTGGCGAGCCACAACGGCAATGAATGACCAGTCACCTTTTTTAAGTCCCGTTGCAGGGTCAACCGCCATACCAATGGTGCAGTCTCGAAGGTCGAGTTCGTAAGGTTTGAAGTAGACAAACCACTCCTCTTTGAAGTCGGCGTCTTCATCGGCAATGGGGCGGTTCATCCATTCCGTCCACCATGCACTGCCGGAAGCGATACGTTTATTCTCTAAGTCTTGTAGACTCCAGCGAGATGGGAACAGCGGTCGCCCTGATGGCGTAATGGCGCTAAAGCGCAAACCTAACCAGTTTGGCAAACGGCCTTCTTCAATCTGTTTGAATAGGCGTGACGGCAAGTCGTCTGGGTGCATGATGGTATTGGCAATGATGGTCAGTGCGCCTTTACCGAGGTTCATGATCACGCGCTTAAACCAGCGCTCCGCCTGGCGGCGCAGTGTTGGCGATTCCACCTCTTTATCATCCAGCAAATCATCACAGATGATGTGAGTCGGACGTTGGTATTTGTTTTTGATACCACGAAGACGCTGACCACGGCCCACTGCAACAATGGATGAACCGTTGGCTAGCTTAATCTTACGCTTGGTCCAGGTATTACCACGCTGCTCGCCATAGTCATCCAGGATAAGTTCGTTATCTTCTAAGTCATCTTTAATAGCATCCATCATTTCTTTGGCGCTATCGGCAGACGCACCACAAATCACAATGAAGGAACCAGGGTGATTCAATGCCAGCCACAGCGGCATCGCCTGAGTGTTACGGGTAGTCTTACCGTGGTCACGTGGCTCGATGTCAAGAATACCCTCATACTCACCACTGATAGGTTGCTTGATAAAACCGTGATCGCGTGGGTCGATGAGTGCTTTAAACAGTGCTTCATCTTGACGGTTGAGGTTTCGATTAGCGGCAAGACGCGCGAGCGCCAGTTGGTATTCACTGAACGCCTGGGTAAAGGCATCCGGCATGTAGGTTTGACAGAAGTAAGCAAAGTCATGTTTGGATTTGGCGCGTCGCTTCTTACGGGCTTTTTCTTCTTTCTCTTGACGCGCTAACGCTTGGCGCTCTTGTGCCTTGCTTTGTTTGACGTTGCGTTTGTTTTCAGCTGCGATGTTAGCGCTGTCACGAATGTTCTCCAAATCCGCATCGGACAAACCATCAAACAGGCCGCTCATCGACGACCTCGTTTTGGTTTTTGATCAATACGAATTTTCTGGATGATGCTCACCAGCTCAAGCAGTAGCTCTGGGTGTTTCTCTTTGAGCATATCGGTAAGCTGTCTTTCAAACTCAGCCTTAGCAGCATCCACCCCTTTACGAAATTCGACTTTCAAACGGTCGAGGTTCACTTGTGCATCCGACAAACGCGCTAACAGATTGGCAAGCTTATTTGGATCTTTAAACGACTCGGGGCCAAACTCCAATTCCCGTAAAACCTTATGCATGTAGCGTTGCATGATTTGCAAGTTAATCTCGGAGATGTCGGTATTAGGACTGTCTTTGAATTCCTTTAGAAAGACCTCGGCCTGCTCCTGAATTAAACGCTGCTCTTCAATCATCTCCTGGTTACTACGAATGACGCGATACACCGAAGAGCGGGAGATATCAAAACCATCTTCTTTGAGCTGAGCGGCAATATCATCCAGCTTCATTTTGTCTACGGTGTACATCTCAATGACGCGCTCAAGCAGCCCGTGCAATTCCACCTTTGAGCGTAGAGCCATGGGGTTTCCTTCTTATTATTTTAGTGAGTGTGCAGCTTATCTCTTGGTGGCTTTCTTAACTTCCGTTCGGCAGATGTCCGCTAAATAAAAGGCACAATTCAATCAGGGTTCAAACACGGTTCAACGGAGCACAGCAATGAAAAGTTTTTTGGATGCGCTGCACAACACCACCAAAGCGATGGATGGGCTGCCAGAGACTCTGGCTCCATTTGGTTTGCAGTGTGTGCGCGATAACATGAAAAACGGCACCTTTAAAGCCAATTCTCCGCTGACCAAAAACACCAAGAACGCAGGAGCAAAGCCGCTGTTTGATACTGGTGAAACCTACGCGTCACTCACATACCAAGCAGGCAAAGATGAATACCGCGTAGGGACCAATAAAGCTCATGCACCGCTGATTAATGATGGTGGCGTGATTAAGGCCAAGAAAGCGAAACAACTCGCCATCCCCGTCAATAAGCAAGTCAAGAAGCGCACTGAGGTGTATGGGGTGCGTAAAACCTTGGAAGGTTTAGAGCGCCAAGGGTGGAAGATTTTCTACCGTCCGCATTCGATTATGGGGCGAGCACCACTCGGTGCTAAGGCGTTCGGTCAGCGGGTGAAGACCAAAGCGAACAAGAACAATAGAAGCTCAGATAAAGGCGTGTTTTACGTGCTGTATATCCGAACGCCACAAGTCAAGGTTGCCAGCCGTGAGTTTATGGTCCTAAGCCCAGAGCAGCAGCAAGCACAAAAAGAGATGGCATTAGAGCAGTTAAAGGCAGCAATTCAATGAAAGTGATTCGAGCATTAGAGAAAGCGTTAGAAGAAGCGCTGGGTATACAGACGGTGGTTGAACCATCTAATGCGATTGCCCGAAAAGAAGTGCGAGTGATGTTTAACGGCATTCGCGGTTTGAACCGCTTGCCCCTTGCAGCTCAAGGCGCCTACATCCCTTATGAAATGTTAGTGGATGTGGTGATATCGGCCCGAGTCAGTGGTGGTAATAAGCAGTGCTTCTTATCCAGCCAACAGATGCAGCTCAATTTATGTATGACCGATTACCTGACCAACGACTTGATTGTGTTGAAAGACATAAGTGAGGCATTGCCAGCAGGCTTTGGGGAACTCAGTGGACGCCTGACTGTTGTGGGCGATGCGGAGATTTCCGGTGCTCGCAGAGCGGACTCAGGTTGGAGTGAGCCTAAACAAAATGATGATTTTGACCACAAACCCGAGCTCTTTGTCTGGCGTGAAGACTGGCAAGCCACCCTAGAGCTTACTGTGCATAAACACTTTACTAACCCCAGTGTGACTAAAATTACCGCTCATAGCGAGTTAACGGGTGAAAGCCATACCATCAGTGATAAGGAGCAATAACATGGCAGAGCAATCGGCAAACTATGCCCAGTGGGGCGGCTTTGGTGACTTGGTGTTTAAAGGTCGCTTTACGCCAAACAAAATCAGTGACTCGCGCAGCTTTAAGATCAACAAACAAGATCTCGTTAACGGTTATCCAGCCCATCAGAACATGGGCGAAGATGAGCACACCGCCTCACTGGAGCTGACTTTTAACAATCACTTTGTGGACATCACAAAGATGAGCAAGCAATTAGAGTTGATGGGAGAAAACGGCGTGCCACGCGCTTTGGTGGTCGGTTCAATAGTCCATGGTCAGTTCAGCATTCGTAAAATCAATCGCACCAATATTCAAACCCTGCCGAGTGGCGTCGTGACCAGCGTGGACTATCAACTGGATATTGTGGAAGTGCGTGCATGAACACCTTAATCGCTCGTCAAGGTGAGCGCTGGGAGCAGCTTTGCTACCGTGCCTATAGCGCCACCAACCAAGCCTTAGTCGATGCCTTATTTGATGCCAACCGCGAGCTGACTCGCACCATGAGTAGCGTGACCTTCAGTGGAGGGGAAAGTGTCAACATCCCTGTCGTGAAGGTGGTGAACACCGTTACCGTGGAGACGCCGCCATGGGCATAACCGCAACAGGGCTTATCCGCCCCTTCGCTATCTTGCATTGGGCGGGAAAGGATGTGACCGCAGAGCTAAGCCGCTATGTGAAGTCGATGACCTATACCGATGTAATGGAAAGCAAACAAACCGGCACGGATACCTTGTCTTTGACTTTGTTTAACAAAGACCGCCGCTTTTGCGATGCGTGGTATCCGACCAAAGGCGACACCTTAAAGCCTGGCATCGGTTGGTTAGACGAAGAAGGTCAACGTCATGAATGGCTGTGGGGAGAGTTCAGTATTGATGAAGTGTCGTTCAAGATTGGCCCTGATGACGTGATGGTCGGCGCGAACGCCAAGCCGCCAGTCACAGAGCGTGGCTTTATTGATAACGAGCAGTGCTTAGTACAAGAGAGTGTCACATTTGAGCGAGTGGCTCAGTCCTGGGCGAAAGACAGTGGTTTGTCATTTATCAAAGCGCCCGACACGCCGGATTTTCGCTTTGATCGCATTGAGCAACGCGATGAGAGCACACCCGCGTTCTTAACCAGGCTGTCGGAGCAAACCAGTGTACCGATGGCCATCAAAGGTAAACATCTCGTGATGGGAAGCTTTGAATCCGATGTGGTTGAAATCGACACCTTCAATCGCAGCATCCTGACCTCGCTCAATCTACCAGACAGCGCTCGCTCCAAATATGTAGCAGTGGAGGTTGAAGGATACGATCAACAGTCAAACCAACTCTTCAGCTATCGAGCTGGTGATGCTACCGCCACGGGCAACAGAGTAAAGAGGCTTCACAATATCGACAACGTTAAGTCCATGGCAGATGCCCGAGCATACGCCGAGTCTTATTTGCAAAACGGCGTGGACGGCAAGCAAGGCGCAAAAGGTCGGATGTCGGTGGTGAACACCATGCTAACTACGGCGCACGTGATTGAATTTTTACACCTTGGCAAAGTGCCAAGCCGCTGGAAACCGACCACCGTCACGACTTCCATCAGCGGTCGTTCGTGGACGGCCAGCGCACAACTTGCAAGAGCGAACTGATATGACAAACCGATTTCCGAACATTCCCGAGCCGAAGCTGGTTGACGTCGACTATAACGCGGACCTTGCCCGCTTAAAGGCTCGCTACCAAAAAGGAACGGGGCATTATCCAGGCATCAACGATCCTGAAACCTTCCATCTTGAGCAGATTGCCTACGAGAAGAATGAACTCAAAGCGCTCATTAACTATGAAAGCAAACAAAACTTACTGTCGTTTGCAGAGAAAGAGCGCTTAGACAATCTCGGACTGCTCACTGAAACCAAGCGATTGCCTGCCTCAAAGGCCCGTACGGTAATGGCGTTTACTTTTACCCCTCATACTGGGGTTGTGATTGCGAAGGGCTATCAAGTGATTGCCGTGGATAGCCAAACCCTGTTTGAAACATTGGAAGAGACGGTGGTCAGTGCAGGCACACTCCATATTGAAGTGAATGTGGAATGTACTGAAGCCGGTATCCAAGGTAACGGCTTCTTACCTGGACAAATCAACCAGGCGGTCTCGCCACTCAATGCGCTAGAAAGCGTGACTAACACTGAGACCACTCTAGGAGGCGCTGAAGTAGAAGACGATGATGCCTTTGCCTATCGCATCTATCTCTCCCCATCCAAATTCAGTGTGGCTGGTCCCTATGAGGCGTATGAGTACTTTGCTCGCTCCAGCAGCTCGTCGATTAAGAATGTGTCGGTTTGGACTCCCGCACCGAATGAAATTGAGATCAGCGCGATTTTGCAAGACGGCTCGCTGCCGAATCAGGCCATCAAAGACCTAATCAAGTCGGAGTGCTCAGGGGATAAGCGAGTGCCGATGGGCGATTTGGTTCGCGTGGTGGATGCAACGGATGTCACAGCGACAGCCAGCTTTCATCTGAAAATCTTTAGTGATTACGCGTCACTGGCTGATTCCATTCAAAGTACGGCGAAAGCAAACATTGAAACGGCAATCAATGCGTGGAAGACCCAGCACGGACGAGACATTGTCCCAGCAGCTTTAACGTCATTAGCTCAGCGTATTGAGGGGGTGTACCTCGCCAAAGGGACGGTAACCGATAGCGATGGCCAAGTGATTGCTGACACGAAAGCGGTCACGAAAAAGCAAAGACCGCTTATCACTCTTTTGAGTGTCACTTTTGAGGTCATCACAGAAAGCAGTCAACAAACATTTGAATAACAACAATAACAAAGGAACACAGGATGAGTGAAACGGGAATGAAAGCCGTATTGATGTCTTTCGCGGATTTTACGGGACTAAAGAAAGTCGGCACGTCCGTCACCGCAACGATTGTGAGCTTTGGCGTTAACGATATCGCGCAATTGGTTGCTATCACGGTAGGCATTGTGTCGGGTTGCATGGCGATCCGTCACTATGCGGTGGCGACCAAACTGAACAAAGCGAAGCTGGCTCGCCTTCAGGCGGGTGATGACGCGGTAATGAGCTCGGAGGAAACCTCATGAGCTTAAAAAGTAAAGCCACGCAAGCCATAGTCTGCTCGGTGACAGCGGTTCTGGCGATTGTGTTCAACATCGATGACGAGCTTAGCGTGAGTGAAAACGGTCTTCGTCACATTGCCAATGAAGAGGGGTGCCGAGCGAAGGCTTATCAATGCAGTGCTCATGTTTGGACCATTGGTCTTGGGCATACTCAAGGCGTCAAGCAAGGTGATACGGCAACGAATGAGCAAGTGGCGCAGCACTTTGTTGAAGATGTCGCCAGTGCGGAGAAGGTCGTTAAAAAGCACATCACTCAAACGCCAAGCCAGGCGGAATACGACATGATGGTGAGCTTTGTCTTTAACTTAGGCGCTGGCAATTTTCAGACATCAACTCTGCTGAAGACATTCAACCAAGGCGACCACCAAGGCGCTTGCAAGCAGTACCCACGGTGGGTGTATGTGAATGGCAAAGACTGCCGCATTAAAGAAAGCGACTGTGAAGGCCTCCCCAAACGACGTAATAAAGAAATGAATATCTGCTTAAAGGGCTGGCAATAAGATGGGGTTTCTAAGTCAATTCAAGCGCACCGTCCTTTGGTTAGGTGGTGGACTGCTCGTATTAAGTTTACTGGTGAACTACAAGCTCTTTGGTTACACCAGTGAGCTCAAAGCCAGCAATCAAATCCTAGGTGAGACTATCACAGGTCAGGAAGCAACCAACCATCAACTGGCCCAGCGTATTACTAAGTTAACCGCTTTACGAACTCAGGCACAGCAAGCTGCTGACGAGTCGTCGTCTCGAGAACGCGATGCTCGCAAACATCTAAACGATCGCATTGAACAATTAGAAAAGGAATTAGAAGATGAAACGTGCAGCACTGAGCTTATCGCTTATCCTGCTGATTGGGTGTCAGGATACTAAGGTGGTGACTCGATATGAGTATCAGGATGTGATTCAGGTTCCGCCAAGTAGCGTTCTAATAGAATGTGAACAGCCTTTTCATCAACAGCCAAAAACCTATGGGGAAGCGGCTAGCCGCGATGAGGTATGGTTAACGTACTTTCGGCTCTGTGCCTGCAAACTTGAACGCAATCGCACCTTCTACGGTTACACCAATAAAAATGGCGCTTGCTCCAAACTAGAATCAAGCGCCATTCAAACCCCACCACCGGCTACCCAAACAGACTAAGCTGCTCGGAGGTCTTGCCGTTAGCGGCTTCCCCTTTGTCTTTGACGAACACAAACCAGGTTTGCAGTTTGGAAGCGAAGAAGTAGCCGTCTCGCACATGATTACGTTGTGTGCGTGTACTGCTATTAAACACCTCATAAGCTGGAAGCATACGGATCGTTTTCGATGGCATGATAATTACTCCTTCTCCATAGGTATTCGGCCAGCTCTTTTGGGGTGTACCAATTACGAATACCTAAGTCGCTTTTGATGATCGCCTTATCAATGGGGTTGAGGACGGCTTGAAACTCACTGGCGGCGATGCGGTTGTCTGGGTACATCTCAACCAATAAAGCCTCAAGCTCTTCTTGGGTCCGAGGGTTTAACACCTCATAACGCGGCTCAGCCCGAAACTTTACTCGCCTCGACATGATGTCTCCTTACCCGCAATCCAGCGTTCAAGCCCCACAATCACCTGACGAATGTTATCCCGAGTGAGCCAACGTGCCCGTTCCACCTTAATGGTGCGCTTTACAAAGCTATCGAGCGCAGGGTCATCTAACCCTTGCCAGCCGATAGACTTCGCTAACACCGCCAGTTTCGCCCACTGCTTACTGGATGGTTGATTGGATGAACTGCCACCCAAACGTTTTTTAAACCTAGGCGAGTCTTCCAAATAGCCTTGCTGCTTTAACTCAGCCACCAACTGACGAAGCGTCTCATCACTTAAATCCTTGCAGCTGGTCTGTCCCGTGTGAATGCCGAGATAGTTACGATACTCATCGTCATCATAAAAGCCCATGCGATCGAGTAGCAGCGCTTTCACACCTTTATGAACCAAACCATAGTAAGCATGGCGGTTAATTTTCATCTTCATAGCGCCTCCTCAATCGGCAAGGTAAACGGTTTTCCAAGCCAGCTCTTGTTGGCGACACGCAAGAGCAATGCCGCCAAGAACTCGGATTTTTCTTTAGCAGAGAAACCCGCGTCTTGGCGCAGCGTATCAAAGAGCTCGGCACTGTCAGCATCGAGGATAAACTTACGCTCGACGCGGCCCAATGCCTTGCTGCGTAAGCGGCTATCTCGGGTTCTATCTGCAGAAGATTTTGGGTTATCGACTTTAGGTCGTCCAAGACGAACGGTAGAAATGACCATAAACGTTACTCACTCACAATAAGTATTGTTCATAGTTTATGCATCTAGGAGCGTTTGTAAGAAAAAGTTGGGGTAGATAAAAGGGGCATGCGGATTTAACGATTGAAATGGGACTTTTTTAGTCCCTTTCAAATTTTTCAATCAAGGTTGATATTCTTGAACCATACCTCGTTACTATTTGAGGTTCCGCAACCATCTCAAACAAGCCTATTGCATCATCAGGTATCGGATCTCGTTGATACAATGGACGCTTCACTTTCTGGAATCCTTCAGTAAATAACATATTAGCTCTAAGAGCTTCAAAGCTATAACCTCGACCAGTACGGTTCATCACTCGAATCAAGTTGTTGAGGCTTTCCGTATAAGCATTCGTTATTGGGTGTTCGAAGTACGCAAAAATTTCATTGTGCCAGTTACCCATCGCCTTGATTAGCGGATCGAAATATTGCTTCATTTCTGGAGACACTTGTCGCAGCCAAGCGTAGTAAGCTTGCTGAGCTTCATCACGAGTTCGACTATTCCAAATGTTAAAGAATGACTCTTTAAGTTCGTAAGCCTCTCCCATTTCAGGATAGTTGAGCACCCAACCAGAATAACGTAGGTATTCTGCATCTGTAAGCTCATGCCTTCGCTTTAGCAGTACAAATCTATCCTTTAGCAGTCCACGGCGTTGTTGTGGAGTCAGTTGGCTACGTATAGCTTTTCTTGCTCGCTCTAACGACTCGTTAGCCATTTTTATCACATGGAACTTATCTATGACGATAGTGGCATCTGGTATCATGGTTCCTACTGTTTCCTTGTAGGGACGCCACATGTCCATTGCGACAAATTCAATGCGCTCTCTGTCTTGGCGCTTTGTGAAGTAGCGAAGTAAAGTAGACTTATTGCGGTTATCGAGCATATCAATGACCGTTTGATGTTCAATATTGGTTAGTACGCACCGAGGTTTCTTGATGATATGAATTTCATCAATCCCTAACCACTTTGGCATTTCAAAATTCAACCGATTTTCTTCACGTTCGCAGTAATCGTGAAATATATTGCGGATAGTTTTCTCATCCACACCTATGTCATCTGAAATACTCAAAAACGTCCGTTTCTGGCTCTCTCGCTCGATGTATACAACAAGTCGTTTAGTCATCCTACGCTTATCATCTTTTCTCGACACTGGCTCGTAGAACGTTCTGTTGCAGCTTTGACACTTGTAACGCTTACGGTTTAGGTGGATACCGACACGTTTTCCGTGCATAGGAGTGTCCATAAGAATTTCAGTTCTTTTACCAAATCCGACGATGTTGGATGTGTGGCAGTGAATGCAAAATGGAGGCGGGTATTTTAGTTCAGCGTAAATCTGATAATCATGCTCAGATTCATTGACCTGACTAACGTTGTAGTCAGGCCAGTTTAAGATATTGGTCATGTTGTATATTTTTTGTCTTAAGTCACTGAACCTTATAACTATGAA